TAAAAACAAATACTTAACTAGAGTAACTTACTTAATCAGTTACCCTAAATGAAAATGGATAGCATGTGCGTCACGACAGCCAGTTTCATTTTCATTCCACCACTTTCATATTTATATGTGCTACGATGCCCTAGGATCGACGATCTAAGTCTAGACGTGCTCACATATCACCCTGTGCGCCATCGCTCAGCACGAGCCAGCGCTCAGCGCGCTCAGGAGCTATCTTGTCGGTAGAATCCTGGGGGCCAGCACTGTTAATTATTTTGTAGCTACACCATGAAAACGTGCTATATTGTTTATATAAGCAGCAATGAGCGGCTCACGAAACAAGGACCCCGAAAATGACAAAGCTACAAAAACTCCTCGCTAAAATCAAAAACCCAGCATTCAGCGGCAACCTGTCTCGGTTGCCGACATTCGGCGGCGACGACATCGAAGACACAAACTGCATCTGGTCGTGGGACGCTACGCACAAAATAATCGGAACATGCTTCGATGATTTTCAAATCGTTCCGCGTGATCCGCTCGAATAACTAACAAGCGCCACGGATTCGGCGCAAACAAAGGACTACGAAAATGACACGACCCCAAACTGTAAAAACTCCACGCGAACAGGTCACAATATCTTTCGACGCGCACCTACTCGAGCGCGTGAGGCGCGAGGTCCTGCGCGCGAAACTCCGAGGCGAGAAAGTCACGCTCAGAGAATTTATATCTCGCGCGCTCACCTCCCTACTCCTCGGGTGCAAAGATGGTTGAAGCAGCCGCTTTTGTAGTCATCCTCTTTATCGCGCCGACAGTAATTTTCTGGGTTTTCTGCGTTATAGTGGCAATTCTAATCTTTTTGCTTGATTAATTGCGTTTTTGTCCCGCACTATTTACGCTTATGAGGCTGAGACAAATTCCCGTTATGACCGAGCTCGACATCATGAGAGCCGATTTCCTCTTTGCCTACGAAGCTTGGTCTGGTATCCGCGTCGAGCTAGACGATCTCGGAGCGCAGACTTGGTCTAACATTCAAACGCGGCAACGCGCGTGGTCTTATTACACCGCAGCGCGGGACGCTCTTGAGAAAAAAATGGGGATGCGGCTAGATGGCAAAATTTTGGCGGTGTAGCTCAGTGGCTAGAGCGTTTCTGCTGAAGTACAAAGCGGACATGGGCGCAGGTTCGAATCCTGCCACCGCACAATTATGATCATGAAAAACCACACGAACTGCGAATTAGTCCCGACAAAAAAGCTAAAATCTCACCCAAAAAACCGCAACAAACACCCAGACTATCAAATCGATCGCCTTGCAAAAATCTTGATGTTCCAAGGTTTTAGATATCCCATCAAAGTCTCGAACCAGTCCGGGTTCATAACCTCGGGCCATGGTAGGCTTCTAGCCGCTAAGAAAATCGGCTGGAAAGACGTTCCCGTTTCATACCAAGACTACGAAAGCCCCGCTCAGGAATACGCGGACGTGCAAGCCGACAACGCCATCGCGTCGTGGGCGGAGCTAGATCTTGACGGCATAAACACAGACCTAAGCGATCTCGGCCCTGACTTCGATCTTGATTTTTTAGGGATTGAGAGCTTGAAACAATTTGAAGCGGGATCTGCTGATGATCAAGGCGTTTTAGACTCAACTAAAGAAAAGACCGTGACGTGCCCGAACTGCTCGGAAGTGTTTAATGCTAAAAATTGACTGGGCTACGCATTCAGCGTCAAAGTTTGCTTGCGAAACGTGGCACTATTCAAAATCTATGCCCGTCCCCCCTTTGCTTAAAATAGGCGCATGGGAAAATGGAAAATTCATTGGAGTAGTTATTTTTAGCAGAGGGGCAAACAACAACTTACTTAAACCCTACGGGCTGAAAATTAATGAGGGGTGTGAGCTCACAAGAATAGCACTAACTAAACACGAGGCTACAGTTTCAAAAATTCTATCAATTGCGATTAAGTTTCTTAAAAAGAGCAATCCTAAACTTCGGCTTATCGTTTCTTTTGCAGACCCTAATCACGGCCACCATGGCGGGGTCTATCAAGCCACTAACTGGGTCTATTGTGGGGAAATCGAACCTGGTTTTAGCTATTTTGACGCAAACGGCAAGCGGTGGCACTCGAGGCAAGTTAGCGAAAAAGGCTACAATATACAACAAGGCAAAGTCCGTAAAGCAGTAAAACCCTCCGAATGTGTTAAAGTTAAACAGCAGGGCAAGCATAGGTACTTATTCCCTCTGGATAACAGCATGAAAGATCAGATTGAACATCTAAGAAAAGATTATCCAAAACGCGCCGTAAGCATAGACAGCGATGCGCCCACTTTCCAAGTGGGCTAGGGCAGTGCAATTCTGACCACGGCGCTCCACATTAAAGGTTGACCAATGGCTAAAAAAACAGGACGCCCCCTATTAAAGATCGATTTAGTTCAACTTGAAAAGCTCGCAATCATGCATTGCACTAATCGCGAAATCGCTTCCTTCTTTGATTGTTCGGTCGATACCATCACTGATCGTTTTTCCGATCTCATCGAGAAAGGCAAAGATAAGGGAAAAGCCCGACTTAGGCGTGCAATGTGGCAAGCTGCTACAGAAAAAAACCACGCGATTATGATGATTTTTCTAGCTAAAAACCTTCTCGGTATGTCGGATAAGATCGAAACAAAATCAGAGGTGAAAACCGACGCAAACGAACAGCTTGAAAAACTCAAAGCTGTGATCATGGACGAGGTGAGGCTAAAAATTGAGCAGGAGTGATGCGATAAATTCTATCCTTAGAGACAAATTTAAAGCCTCCCTGTTTCTAACGTGCAGGCATCTACTCGGGTACAAAGACATAACGTCTCACACACACGGCGCGATGATCGAAGCGCTCGAGTCTTTAACTAAGCGCAAGCTCTGCTTGATGCCACGCGGGACTTTCAAATCGTCAATCGCATCAGTCGCATATCCTATCTGGACGCTCATGCGCGACCCCAATGCCCGAGTGATGCTAGACGGGGAAGTTTTTAGTAACTCCTCAAAGATGATCGTTGAAATCAAAGGCCACCTCCAATCTGAGTTTTTTGTAAGCGTTTTCGGTGATTGGAAGGGCCCGCTGTGGACTGACTCAGAGATCACAATCGCGCCGCGCACTAAGAATTTAAAAGACCCGAGCATAGCAGCATCTGGTATCGAGACAACGCGGGTCGGCAGACACGTTGACCTCATCGTTTGCGATGATTTACACTCAGACAATAATTCTCGAACGCCCGAAGCGTGCAAAAAAGTCGTAGATCACTTTAAAATGTTGACGCCGATTCTCGAGCCCGTAGGATTGTCTACAATCGTAGTGGTCGGAACGCGGTACAGTGCCGCCGACGTGTACCAGTACATTTTGGACGATTTGATATGATTACATCGCACGTTTTAATCATGACGCACCTTGATGGCAATTCGGCGTATCTAGCTAACGCGCTCTCGGGGCACAGGGGCGCAACGTATCCGATCACAGTGATATCAAGCGCTGACACCGCGCCAGGGGATCTCGGCCCAGGCGTCGAAGTCATCCACGACCGAACGCTAAATACCGCGACTAAAAAGGTTCAAGCGTTTACAAAACACTCAAAGGCATCTTTTTTTCTTGTTCAGTCCGACGACGTAATCGTTAGCCCTAACATCATCGCGAGGATGGAGGAAGCGACCGAGGCGTGCGTGCATCCTGTGTTGATGACACCATTTTCGAACAACGAAGAAAACTCGAGATTCTACAGCTACGCTGGCGATTGGATGAGCCACAAAGACAAGCGGATCAGCGACGTTCCGAGCCTCGATCTGTCACAGGTTCCGACCACTAAAGCCGTGATCAAGGTCGAGTGGTTCGCATTTTACTGCGTTTACATACCAAGGTGCGTGCTCGATGTGCTCGAGCTCGATGAGGCGCTAGAAAATCGTTACAACGACCTAGACGTTTGTCTCCGCGCGGCAAAGATCGGCATCCCAAGCCTCATAAATCTAGGCTGTTTGGCATACCACTACGGTTCGGTTACACTTAATCAAATTGTGACGCCGGAGATGTACGCAGAAGCAGATGCGCATTGGGCTAACAAAATGCAGAAATCAGGAGCGGTTTAAAAAATGGGATACAACACGGATCTTTTATCGATGAACAGCGGTCGGGTCGCTGTAGGTCTCTCCGGGATCGTAGGGGTCACGGTAGTCCCCGGTCAAATGGCTTTTACGATTAAAAACATGGGAGGCGGAACGCTGTTTATCGGTGGCGCAACCCTCTCAGTCGACGGATCAAACGGCTACCCTATGGGACTATCTGAAGTCCTGACTCTCGATCTCCGCGCTACGTCGTTCTTCACCTCAGTCGGCGCTACCACAATCATTTCTTTTATTCGCGGCCTAGCGCAGGAATCTTAATCAGTGCCATCGATTTGGTCAGCTAATGTTGACAACGGACGAATCACCGCCCTGGAGGATAAAAATGTCAGAACCACAAGATTTGCAACAATTGGCTCAGGAACAAGCGGAACAGTTACGCTACCTGCAAATTCCACCGTCGTGCTCGACGACTTCGGCGGGACCGTCGACGCAGTCGTCGCGGGGTCATTGGGCGGGCGTCCGACGGTTGTCTCGGTTGTTACGTCCGGTGGCGTTCCGGTTGCGACGACATTCGACTCCGCTGGTAACTACGTTTTTAGCGCTGCACCTAGCTCTTACCCTGTATCTATCGTTTATCGCGTTCAACAAACCCTTGTAAATTTTGATTCGTCTGCATCAAATATCTGGGGGGTGCCTAGCTACGACGGAATAAGCGGGATCGGAGATCCTGTAGCGCGAGGCGTGGCGAACCGAGTTTTATTTACGGGCGCTTCTGGGGAGCTTTCTCAAGACGTTGGATTTATTTACAACTCGGTGAATGATTCGCTCCAAGTGCCTTTGATTATTTCTACCGATGGGTTTAGCGCTGGCGGCTCCCTTCGAGCGGCAACGGGTCGGAGTTATACACAAGAAGACATAGTGGTAATGACTTGGGGAAACGATCAGGTTATTATCCGCGATGGCACGCCCGCAGCATTTTACTGGTCAAACACTGACATCAACAACGATCGCCTTGAGCTTCGGACGATTGGCGGCGCTGAACTTGATTTCAGAGCGAAATCGGTAAGTGCTTCCCTATTAATCGCATCGGGCCTCCCAGCAGATAACATCGCGCTCGTTGGTCCTGGCGGCGTACTCGGTACTGACTCGATTTTTGCCTGGAATAATACCAATAAAATTTTAGGCGTAGGCGTGGCACCTGCTGCAAACCAACGCGTAGCGATTAAAGGGCTAGGCACGACTTCCGCGACTAACTCCCTCCGCGTACAAAACTCGGCGGCTGCGGACCTTCTGACTTTGCGGGATGACGGCGCTCTGTTTTTAAATTCAGGTGCGACCATTTGCTTAAGAATTTCTGGAGCGGGCAACACATCCGCATCGGCTACAGCCGGAGCAGTCGCGTTACCGGCTAACACCGTTGGGTTTCTTGTTGTTACTATTGACGGAACGACCCGCAAGATTCCATACTACGCGACATGATCTTTGCAAAAAACGTACTGACAGAGTTTGGAATCAATACCAGCGAGGCGCGGGTAATTTCCGCAGCATTCGAGATGACCACGGGAATGATAAAGCTTTACGTCGGGCTTTACTTCGACAGCGCGGCTGAAAAAGCACTGGAAGTCAGAGAGGTCTCAGTACCGATCACCGACCTGCTACAGGAGTCTTTTGGTGCTGACCTCATCGCATTTTTTCAAACGAAGGCCGACAATGGAATCAGTTAAAGTACCCGTTGATGTTTTTAACGCAATGATTAAGGCAATCGAAAGCCTTCCAGGCGGTCAGGTGTTCGGGTTGCTTAAAGCAATCGAGCGGATTGTAGAGGAGCACAAAGTTGAGTTGGTCCCTAGTACAGAAAAAAGCGATTGACGAGGACGGGAACCTACTCTTCCCGGAAAGACTTACTCACGAGTATCTAGATTCCGCGCTCAAAGAAATGGGCACATGGAAGTTTGCAAACCAATATCAAAACGAGATTGTTCCGGATGGCGAAACACCCTTTAAAAAAGAATGGATTCGATATTGGAAAGATCTACCGACAAAAACGAACGTTTTTGCGTTTATTGATCCGGCGATATCTCAAGCGGATAGCGCCGACTACACTGCTTGTGTGGTGGTTGCGCTTGACGAAAACCTAAACTGGTACGTTCTGTCTGCTCAACGTTACAAGATCGACCCGACTAAAATTGTCGAGCTTGTCTTCAGGGTTTACGACGAGTTTAAACCGACGGTCATCGGAGTGGAGGATGTAGCGTATCAAAAGGCGCTGCTCTACATGATGAGCGACGAAATGAAACGGCGCGGTAAGAACATCCCTGTCATGGGGATAAACCCCGGAACCACGAAGTCCAAAGAAACTAGGATTATGGGGCTTGTCCCGTTGTTTGAGTTCAATCGTATTTATTTAAAAAAAGGGATGACAGATCTCGAACTTGAGTATGGACAATTTCCTCGCGGCGCGCATGATGATGTATTAGACGCGCTGGCATCGATTAATTTTATAGCAACCGCGCCGAGCAAGCCTTATGTGGCAGCTCGGACGCCACACATAGGGAGTCCAGAGTATGAAGGATGGCGAATTAAGCAACTTAGGGCAGGAAGAAAAGAAGGCCGTCAGGATTGGAACGATGAAGACGAGGTCTGAGCAGGACCTTGTTTCGGCTGTCACTGACGAAACGCCTCGTGAGTTTAGCCTGAGGTGTATGCACGCCGAGGGGCGGTCAGTAACGACCATTGAGGCTTGTGATGACATTATTGACTACTTCAACCCTGAAGGGCTTGGCGCTTACGTCCAGTTTTTCACTCATGGGAAAACTAAAGTTTTTCGTCAAGGCGAGCGGGATAAGGCGCTGACGAAAGAGGCGAAGGAGCTTAAAGAACGAGCTGACGGAAAGGTCGCATTTTTCGAAGGCCGCACGTGATTTACGCCGTCGTCGTCCTTTCTTGCGTCGTCGTGGGCCAGCAGATTTTCTTCCTACGCCAAGTTCATAAACTCTTAGAAAAGCTTATGGCCAGGTCGCTAGGGGATCTCTCCTCGTTTGCACATCCGGCTCCGATAAAGCAAACTAATGCAATGGCTCCGAAAGAAGAAGACTTTGACGAGCGGGATGCGACTATTGGCAGTCTTTCGGGGATCTTTTAAGTGAACGACGACGGAACCGCGCCCGAAGAGGGCCTCGATGATCGTAAAATTGTGGCGTTTGTCGAGACAAAGCTCGACGAAGCAAGGCGCTCGACTAACCGCGTCTCCTCCGAAGCCATCTGGCTGACCAACACAGCATGGCTTCTCGGCTACACTAACGCCGTCTGGGATTCCCAGACTCGAGCGTTTAAAAGCGCACCGACTTCGGCGTTCGGTCGAAGAATGGGCAGCAAGCTGCAGACGAACCGCATCCTTCCCACGATTCAGAACCGAACAGCGCGACTTTGCAAGATGGCACCTCGTTACGAGGTGAAGCCAAACTCTAACAACGTCGGCGACAAAGACGCGGCAAAGCTTGCAGAGTCTATAATCAACCATTATTGGGACCTTGAGAAAATCCAGCGTAAGCGCATAGATCTAACGATGTGGAAGCAGCAATGTGGCCACGCGTACCTAAAAGTCGTGTGGGATTCGGAGAAGGGCAAGACGGTCTCAGACCCAACGACGGGCGAGACGATTAAGTCAGGTGACCTCAGAATTGACATTGCTCCCGCGTTCGAAGTCTACCCCGACCCGGCTGCCAAAACTTTAGAAGAATGCGCTTACTTGATCCACACTAAGATTAGACCGCTAACTTATTTTATAGATCACTACGGCGAGGAGCTCGGGGGACAAGTAAAGCAAGAGGACGTTACTCTTCTGGGTCTTCAGTACCAAACCAGGATCAACGCGCTGAATACAAAAACTGAAGGCGACGGCGCGTCAGGCTCAGTTAAAAACTCAGCCGTAGAAAAAATTTACTATGAAAAGTCGTGCGCTAAATATCCAAATGGGAGAATGATAGCGACCGCAAACGGCATCAAGCTCGAGGACAAAGACCTTCCCGTCGGCGAGATCCCTTTCGTGAAATTCGACGACATCCTGATCGGCGGGAAATATAACAGTGAGGCTGTTATCACGCACATGCGCCCGCTTCAGGGACAGCTTAACCGGTTGTTGAATCAGCGCGATAGCTGGATTCGGCTGTGCATGCATGGAAAGTTCAGCGTCGCGAGGGGCGCGGGCATTTCACAGGAAGCGATGAACGACCAAGACGGCGAAATAGTAGAGTACGACCCCGTACCGAACGACGCGCAAGGCGGAAGACCTCAACCCCTCCCAGTCCCGATTATTCCGGCGTCCATGTACACGGAAGAGGACAGAATCCTAAACGGGTTCTACGAGATTGCGGGTATCTCAGACGTTGCTAGGGGGCAGATTCCGAGCGCGTCTATCCCTGCAGCCGGTATGTCGATCTTGCTCGAGGCTGACGCCACACGCATCGGGATCATGGTCGAATCAGACGAGCACGCGTTTGCTGACTTAGGTCGGCTGATTCTTCTTTACGTTCAAAAGTTTAAATCCATTCCGAGCTTACTAAAACAGAGCAGCAATCAGGGGTATCTCGTCACCGAATTTAAGGGCGCTGACCTAAAGGACAACACTGACGTCGTTGTTAGGCGCGGGTCGATGATTCCAGACAACACATCAATGAAGCGCCAAGACACGCTAAACGTTTACGAGCGCGGGCTGTTAGGCGATCCAGCAGATCCGGCAGTTCGTGAGAAAGTTCTCGGGATGTTAGAGTTCGGAGAAATTGCGGAAGCCTGGAAAGATCAGAGCTTGGACGAAATGCAGGTCAAGAAGGTTATTGAAAAGATCGAGATGGGCATGGAAGTCATGCCGTCAGAATTCGACAACGCTCCCTACTGGCTCAAAGAAATGAACCGGTACAGAAAGAGTGAAAAATTCGACATGCTCGACCCGATCAGGCAAGCGATGTTCATGAAAACAATGGAGCTTTGCATTACAAATATCATGCCCCCTGGAATGAAAGCGCCAGCCGCGCCGGTTGTTGAGGGCGGCGACTCTCCTATGATGGACGAACCGATGGACGAAACACAGACAGGACTAGAATGAAGACCTTGAAAGACGCGCTCGAGAAAGCATTTAAAGATAGAAAAGATCAAGTGATCACTATTACAATCAGTCCATCGCCCAAAGACGACAGTAAGGACGAAGAAGACGAAGAAGAAAAAGACGCGGGCGACATGGAGGACAAAGATTAATGGGATTCCCTGATTTAAATGAAGTCATCAGCGCTATTTCTAGCGACGCGATTCAATCGTCGGGCTTGGCTGAGCAAGCGCCTGCCCCTGTTACCGAAGCCCCCGCTCCTGCACCGGAAGCTCCAGCCCCCGCTCACGCACCTACCCCGGAAGAGAAAGCCCTGGACCTGGCTGAGCTTGTCCAGGGTAAAAAGTTCAAGTTTGGTGACAGCGAGTACACGCTGACAGATCTTGATAAAAAGATTAAAGAGCTTGAGCGCTCCGGTATGCGCTGGAAAGACTACACACAGAAAACCCAGGAGTTTTCTGCAATCAAAAAAGAACATGAGCAGCTCAAGAGTGAGCGCCCGTTTTGGGATTCGTTCCATACGGACTTAGAAAAAGTTAAGGCTAACCCCGCTCTACTCTCTGAGTTTAAGCAGGTTTATCCGGAATCGTTTCACAAGTATGTGGCTGAGATTGAATCTCAACAACCGCTTACGAGGGAATCAGTTAGAGAAATGATTCGGCAAACCGTGGACCCGGCTGTAAAGCCGTTCCAAGACCGGTTCACCGAAGAAGAAGCAAAGTCACAAGTAGCTAAATTCGAGTCTTGGGATTCTTCGTTTAAAACCCAGTATAAAGAGGCAGACATTCAACATGTCTACACCCTCCTGGAGAACGCGAAAACCAATGGTATCCCCATGAATAAAGAAACGTGGGAACAAGCTTGGAAAATTAGCCACGACACCTTTGACGCTAAAATAAAACAAGCGGCATCGGCGTCGATTCAAACACAGAAAACACTAAATCAGGCGGGAAAGGATTCTCGCTCAGGTGGTACAATTCCTGGTCAGGCACCGCAAAAACTTGCGTTTCGTGATTCTGGAAAAGCGCTTGAGGATTATCTAGCTTCTTTGCCTCAAAATTGAGGTCTTAAATGGCAAATACATATGCTGGCGTGGTAAACGAGACCGGCGGCTTGATCAAACGATTCTATGCTGAGGGCATCGTTGATCAACTCTCCGAACTAATGGTTATCTATAAGATGGCTGAAAAAGTAAAAGATCAAGGCGGCGGTGATGCGGTTTATGTCAATACTCGACAAAAGCGCAACCAAGGTATCGGCGCGTCTGACGACGGCGGAGCCCTTCCCGCTATCGGCAAGCCCGGTTTCTTGCAAGCTAAAGTTGATCACAAGTACAACTTCATGCGTTGCGGAATCACCTCCGGTCTAATCGCAGCGTCCAAGACCAATAAAGGCGCATTCGCTAAAGGTCTAGATGCTACGATCAAATACAGCACCAAAGATTTCATGAACGATTTCAATCGTCAGCTCTCGAGTGACGGCGTCGGAGTCTTGGCGACTCTCGCAGCAAACGCAGTGGCTTCGACCACGATCACTTTGATCGGACGAGAAGGCACGAACGAACCAGGTAACAAGTTTGTCGACGTAGACATGAACATCGACATTTTCACCGCTGCTGGCGACCTCCGCGCATCGGGCCTTTCTATCATTTCGGTAGTAGGCACTAACGTTGCTACGGTTGTGCTTGACGGTCC